TTTGCAGTCAGTGCGTTGTAGCCAATACCAGTATTGCTAGAACCCGTAGTGGTGGCTGCTAATGTGTATGAGCCAAACCCCGTGTTGTCATCTGCTGTGGTAACGTCATTACCAGAACTAAATCCCATAAAGGTATTGTCAACACCTGTAGTTACAGCCGCACCTGCGGTAGAACCTACTGCTGTATTTCTTGTGCCAGTGGTATTGTTAACAAGTGCGTTATGCCCCAAGCCTGTGTTGTTACTAGCCGTATTGTAATACAGGGCGTTCTCGCCCATCGCCACGTTGCTAGAACCTGTTTGATTTGTGTATAGCGCATTTTTACCAAAGGCATTGTTCTGGCCCCCAGTGGTTGTACTGTTCGCTGCACCAGCCCCCACCGCTGTATTGTTTGGGCCAGTGGTGTTTGCGCCAAGTGCAGCGTACCCGACTGCGGTGTTCTCACTAGCTGTAGTATTTGCGTCAAGAGCCAGAGCCCCTACAGCCACGTTTACAGAGCCAGTGGTGTTTGCGTTTAAAGCAGAGTATCCAATCGCAGTATTATAATCATCGCCGCTATCAGTGACGTTATATGTCGCAAGCGCGGAATGGCCCACAGCTACGTTGCGCCCACCTGTAGTGTTTGCAGTCATAGAGTTGTAGCCGATTGCTACGTTTCGGGAGCCTGTGGTGATAGCGTCTGCTGACGATGTTCCTACGGCTACGTTTCTGTCGCCAGTGGTGTTTGCGCCAAGCGCATCCTTACCTACAGCAGTATTGTTGCTTGCTGTTGTCAAAGCATCCAGAGAACCTTGCCCAACAGCCACGTTGTTTGTTCCTGTTGTAGCTGTGAACAATGCGTTCTGACCTACGGCAACATTCAACCCGCCTGTGGTAAGGTTCGTTCCAGCAAAAGAACCGATGGCAGTATTCTGTCCAGCAGAAGTATTATCTGTCAAAGCAGAGGCACCTACAGCGGTGTTGTTACCACCAGACAATGACCCATCATCAAGTGCGGCATCACCCAAAGCCACATTGTTACTGCCAGTCGGATAGTTGCCGTCTAGCTTGATGGTGCCGCCGTCTACACTGACGTTGCCAGCGACGGTGAGGCCGTCTGTGACTGCCGTGCCAGTAACATCCACACCAGATGAAGTGGTGGCGAGTTTAGCAGCGTTGTCGTAGTAAAGCGTGACTGCGCCATCAACAGTAGCATTTATCATATATTCGTTGAGGGCAGAATTTAATATGCCTACAGCGGTGCTTCCGCCAATAAAAAGACTCCCAGTCCCAGAGTCAACAATCTGGGAATGACTGCCCGTATGGGTAATCTGTAGGTCAGACCCAGCACCAAAGATGGCCTTGTCGTTGTCGCCGAAGGTCAGGTCCGTTGAAGACAACGCAACAACCCCTGTGCCGTCTGGTGAAAGGTTGATATTGCCATTGGTGTCGGTGCTGCTGATTGTGTTGCCGTTGATGTTGATGTTGTCAATCTGAACTTCGGTAGCTGCGCTGTTCGTACCGATGGTCACACCGTCAACAGACCCGCCGTTAATGTCTGCCGTATCCGCAACAAGGCTGTCGATATTCACGGTGCCATCAAAGAACCCGTCTTTGAACTCCAGCGATGCCGAACCCAAGTCGAGAGTGTTGTCCGTCTTCGGTGTGACCGCCGATGCGCTAACAACAAGGTCTTGGACCGGACCCAGCTTGGTAATCGGCCCGCCTTCTCCAGTGGTACCGTCGTGCGTATGACCAGAAGTTCCCATCGCGGATTCGATAGCATCAAATTCTCCGTCGAGGTCACTTGCGTTGATAATATTACCGTCAGCAATATTGTTCGATGTATCGTTGCGTGTGTAGCTGTTACCCATGTCTAACTTCCTGTGTTATCTGCGCCCGTAAGTGCCGTACTCTAGAGTCAAGGCGTCAAGTGAGTATGGTGGATTGTCTGAATCAGAAACGAACTGCACAGAGACTACGTTTCCTGACCCGATTGTTTGTGAGTCAAACAGACGCTGTATAGTGCCACCATAGCTTCCGGAACCGTAGATACTTTCTCCATAAAATGCGGCTGCAGCAGCACCTGCCGTGTTGTCAAATGTAACTCCATCTGGCTGAATTACATCCGATTCTTCAAAGTCAAACTTCAAATTCATAGTTGCAGAGAAGCTTCCCTGCGGGTCTGTGTACAAAAACATTTTGTAAATTGTTTTGCGTATACGAGGGTCGTTGATGGGAACAAAAGGGGTTGCAAACGTAGAGGGGATGGTTGCCCCATCAAAGTTGTTCCCCGTTTCCATTGAGTAGACATACCCATCAGTGTGAGCAAAGGCAACCGCTTCTTCTGCTGCGTTATAGTTACTGTCTGCAACGTGTGCCCGTATCCCTCTCAATTCAGACCAACTCAAACCTTCTTGTGTTTGCGTAGCCAGTATTCCCTGCGACGAATCTACCGTAAAGTTTGTGTTGAACCCCATCAAACGGTACTGGTTCTTTTTTCGTATCACAACGCTTGAAAATGAAGTGTTGCGGTTTACAAAGTTAGTTACCTCTGTTTGTATGGGCTTGGAAACAACAGCCAAATCAAAGTCACCAATCTTCTCTGTTGCAGCAAGAGACCGAATGCCATCCGGACCCAAAAACATCACGTCCCCGCCAACCTCTTGGATTGTGTCAGTTTCGATACATCCAATGTCCCGCGTAATCGGCTGCAACTGGAAGTCAGCAATTGTGTTGCCAACCAAACGAGAAATAGTCCGTTCACTAAATATTATAAGCTGTTCTCTAAAAATAATCAAGCCCGTAATTGTGTTACCAACATTAATTACTCCTGAACCGTTCGCTGCAGAAAAATCGTTATCCGTATATGGGGCCGTAAATGTGATACTTGTACCCTTTGCAAAGAATAGTTGGTTTTTAAAGTTGGCTACGTGACTTGCGCCTAGTACATCTGTGGGCGCACTGTCTAGTACAGTAAAGGTAGCGGTGTCGTATTTGAACGGGTTGTTTGCCCCGTCTACACCCACAATATAATCCGTTCCATCAAAATTGTATTGAGTAAACCGGCCCTTTGTCATTCCTGAACGGTCTGTAGTAAGGAAGGTAATCGCTGCGTTATCTGCTGGACTAGAGTCGAGGGCGGGGTTGATAGAAATTGCAGCAGCACCAGATGACAGTGTAGGCGTAGACAACACAGTATAAATTAAGTTTACACCTGCAATCGTGAACGTATCTCCTACTTGGGGGGCAGCAGAGAAACCATCAGCGTTGAGCGTTGAACCTGTCTGACTAGCACCATTTACTAGAGGGGTACCGTAGCTAGGGGTGTTTATTTTTGTCCAGCCAGAGCCTGACGACTTAAACAGGTCGGACCCACGTGCCGCTATGATAATATCTTCGTACGTAGCCACTGCTTGCATAGTGCCCGCGCCAGAGGTAAATGTTACAGCAGCTTGGTCTGCGGGGCTGCTATCCAGAGAGGTTGTGAGGGTGAGAGTTGCCCGCTTGTTAACGGAACTGTAGGATACCCCACTTGATGCAATCGTGTATGTTCCTGACACACCTGCTACAGTCAAGGTATCCCCATCAGCGGGGCTAGTAAACAGGTTGCCAATAATAAGTGTCGTACCTGACTGAGAGCCGCCGTGAACCAGCGGAGTGCCGTACGGGGGCACCACATTGGAATCGAACTTGTTGAACCCTAGAATACGACGATAGCCACCCTCAACGGATGGCTCGTAGTTTCTTAGAATGCGGGCCGAACCGGGGAGTTGCATACCGTGCTGCAAAGGAGACAAGTTTGTAATCAGCCCCCCCTTAAATTCTATAGCGTAGGTTTGCCAACGGTCTGGCATACTATATGGCCCTCATGTATACGTTCTCATTTACAAGAAGCACTCGCATCTGTTTGATACCCGCTTCGAACTTGTTTTGAGATACGGATGCCATCTCTATGTTGTCGCGGAACATGTAGGCGTAGTACATAGCCCCGTCTATAATTACGTGGCGAAATCGTTCTGGAATAGTTGGTACATCTGAGTGAATAGCCAAGTCTACAGGAAAATTAAAGTATTCAAACTCAACAGCGTATGCTTTGTCAGGTAACGGGACTACACCCCACTCGTTGTTTTGAGTGCGAAACACGTGTTCCGGAACTGCTCCCAAATCTGTGTCTGTTTCGTCTTCTTGTCCGATGTGCTTGTTAATGTACTCGTCGTAAGATATTTGACTAAGATGACGGGCATCTCCCAAATCTAGGGTGTCGTCACGCTTCACACGAAACGTGTCAAAGTCGATGTACTTAGCTTCGGCGGGAAACGGGTAGCGAGTTACACCTGCTTCTAGGGTCTCTTCTTCAGAGTTGTGATTGAACGGCCAGCTAAAGTGCGCCTGATTAATGTGACGAATCGAAGAGTTAATAGACTCTTTAATTGCGTTGTAAAAACCCCCGGCTGTAACAAAGTTAGAAGAGGTGAGATGCGTTTCATTCAAGCGGGTAGCTACGTCGTTAGACAAACCTAAATAGTTGTATGCCATCTAGCGGTTCCTCACCTTCAATTTAATTGAACGCTTTGCCTGACTTCCGGTGCTGTCTGTAATACGACAAAAGAATGTGTACTCCCGATTGGCTACGCCCCCGCCAATGTTAATTGTAGCAACAGTGTCTGTATTCGTTTGACTGACGTTTTGAATACTATCTGTAGTCGCAGAAGACGACGCAGTGGTAAGCGTTTGACCCGAAGCCAGTACAGTTTCAGTTGAGTACGCAGATGTTTTTACAGACCACTCGACTGAACTTATTGTAGCCGTCTCCAAAAAACGAGACCAGTCTACGTTATAATCTAACTGTTCGTCAGGGTCTTTAAAAGGCCACTTAAATGCCATAAGGTTACTCCAAAACGTGAACGGTGCGTTCGCCCGTTGCGGGTAGTCTGTGTATGCTTACTATTCTAAAATCTTCTTCTATGTGAACAGTGCGTTCTGCTATACTAGGTATTGTGTGTACAGAAATAATACGAGGCTCTAAGATGACGTGTACTGTACGTTCTGCTGGGGTGGACATATTACGCTGCTCTAGGTATGTAAATCATGCGTTTTGAACTAAACTGTTCCCTGACTGCTTCGAAGTCGAACACAACTGCTGTCTGGGTGGGTGTTCCTATTTGTCCTGTCCCGGCAACTCCTATCAGTCCTGCTTCCGTATGTTGGCGCACGGAACCGACTTGTCCGGTAGCTGATACTCCGCTTATCTTCTCTGTTATCTTCGGTTCGAGGGATGGGGTGTTGGTTGTTCCAACTACACCGGAGAGAGATACGGTGTTTGATATGGTTACGGAGCCAGCTTGACCTGTAGCAGATACTCCACTTGGTTTTTCAACTATCTGCGGCTCGACAGTATTGACTGAGCCTGTTGCAGATACACCAGCTACCGAAACAGTGACCTGTGGTTCGACTGTGCCTATTGCACCTGTAGCCGAAACGCCCGCAACACCTGCTGCGGTATTGAGAGTCAGAGTTCCAATGCTGCCTGTCGCAGATACACCAACAATCTTTTCTGCGATGTTTACACTAACAGTGCCTACCGAACCTGTTGCGGACACACTTGCAAGAGGCTCGTTTACCTGTGGTTCAACGGTACCTATCGCACCCGTCGCTAAAACACCCGTCAAACCAACTACGATGTTTACCGCGAGGGTGCCTACTTGACCTGTCGCAGATACGCCACCAACACGCTCTGATATGTCAATTTCAAACCCGTTGATTGCAACGGCCTGAACAGACCCCGTGGCTGAAACCCCGGTTAGTGTAACATTAGGTGATACAATTCCGTAAGATGCAGAACCGTATCTACCTACGCCGTACAGTGCATCGTCAGAATTGTAAAAGGCCACCGCCTACCTCCGCTACGCGATGCGGACGATAGCGTTAGATGCGTCAGCAGCAGGAAATTCGATTGTCAAGTCACCAGCAGTGGCAGACACGGTGCCACCAAAGTCAATGACAGCAATGGCAGAGTTTGAGTTGGCGGTGTTGTAGATGATACATCCGTCAGCAGAAACAGTGACGTTCGAAAACACTTCGTCGGTAAAGTCAACAAAAGCAGTCGTACCACTCGTAGAGATACTTGCTCCATCGAGAACTTGACCACCAGCGGAGTAACCGGTGCCAGACGCTTCATCAGAGTTGCCAGTTACGTCAGAGTAGTTGGTCGTTGTCGCATCATACGTACCGGACGGGCTGGCTTTGATGAGTGCCAGCTTTAATGAGTCGGTGTCTAGGTCGTGTAAACCTCCAAGAAGTTCACTCTTGAACGACGTACACATTGCAGTTGTAATCGCCATAGGTTTCTCCTTTTAGGCGGGGTTAAAGTGCGGTTTCGTAATACTCTTCAACAGAGATTGTGATATTCACGGCACTGTTTGCACTTGCCAGCCCGCGAATCTTGTCGTTTTTAACTAAGAACAAAGGATAATCAGTAATCTGTAAAAGGGAGTTCGCCGGAAGCTCCACAGTCTCAGCCAGTGTGTAATACGTAGTTGTGGCAGCGTCATACCAGTCAAGGCTAAATGTGACTGCGCTACCAGACTCGTTGTTGACATAGATACTGTTGATGTCAGCGTTAAATCGGGCAGGGACGGTGTAGATGTCTGCATTCGCTGTCGTAAGCTGCGCTGCAAGCGTTCGTTTTTTACGTACTTCCATCGCTAGTTCTCTATGTAGATGATATCAAGGCCAGCAGACACTTCAAGATTTGCGCTTGAACTAGACGCTATTGCACGTACTCTAATGTCTGTTTTTTCTGGAATAGGAAGCGGTACTTGATACTGCTGATGATGCGTAGCCTCTACAATTGCAAACTTATCCTGTGTTCTAAACACACCGTTTAATTCACGGGTTTGAACATGGACAGTGGCAAACTTATTGTTTTGTTCTGTAAAGGCTGTTACATCTGTCTGTAAAAGGTAGGCGGTGTAACCAGCAGGTACAGTCCACAATGCCATCAGGGTTTGGTTTTCACCATCTTGAATACGAGCATATGTAGTGCCACCATTATCAATGTCAATGTCGCCTGTAGGTTCTTGTGACCCAGCAACAAAAGCACGATAGACTCGTAAATATGTTTGTGTCGTTGTGGCAGTACCCGAACCTGCCAGTGTGACAGTCTCGCTTACTTCATTGTAACTTGCATCAAGACCCTGCACAGTAACTTGAACACCGTTATCAGTAGCACCACCACCACTTGTAACAGTCATTGCAAGTGCGCTACCTTGATACGTGTACGTTCCACCTACATCCCAAATTTCTTCCGTGGAATCGTCTATGTCACCGTTAAAGCCAAACTTGAATACACGCTTGTGACCGTCGATAAGACCGCGAGAAACCTGCAAGAAGTATGGAAAGGAGCCAACACCATCCGCAAAGGTCATAACATTAGGGTATGACGTGATTGACATTAGACTTTCCTGTACGCACGAGTCTTCTTCGCTATTTTTTTGGGTTGTTTGGCTACCTGCTTACCAGCTTTCGTAGCCTTTCTTTTTGCGCGAGTGGTCGCCGCGTACTCTTTTGCCGAAAGGGACTCGATTGCCTTTGCCGGAAGATATCTTTCGCCCGTCGCTTTCGGGCCTTGAGTAGACGGTTTACCGCTTTTTGTGCGCCACTTCTGTTTTGTCCACGCACGTAAGCTCCTTTGCGACTTTCTAATAGCCATTAACTTTGGCTATCCAATATTTCAAGCGCATCCAACTTGTCTTGAGCGTCTGCCCAACTCTGGACCGCCTTGTCCATTTCCTCCAACAGTTGTGGATGTTCACCGATAGCCGTCGGATTGTTTGTGTAATTTGCATATACAAAGAGTGCATCTTTTTTCTGAGCCTCGTATTTGTGCTTTAGGGCTTCGTAGGCAAGTCTTTTCATATCCATCTCCCTGTACAACATTATACACCTATTTTTTTAAATTAGCAAGAATTATTTTCTTGACTTTTCGATTGCTTCAAATGTCTCACGTAAGCTGGGGGGCTTTTCATTTTTGGGGTCGTACTTACACTGTATTTCTTTTGGGATGTACTCGTGTGTGTTCATCCAGACATTATCTATCGTGTTGTTAGCACCGTGATATACACACAGTCTTTCCCCGTCTATAGACTGACAGCCTTGTAGTCTGCACACTACGTACTCTGGAGTTGCGTTGGCTGCAAAACCCTTGAGGAGTAGCACAAACCCCACCAATGTACCCGCGCCAAGTAAAGACACCACTATCCACGCCACAATTTCTACAAACTTACGGCGGCGTTGCCTTTGTTTGTACAGCGTTTCTTGGCGTTGCTTACGGATAGACCCTTCCATACGGACGAGTTCATCCCACTTAGACCTACCCATAGTCATGCCAATCCACTGCTGTAACTCGTAGCGTTGTGCTTCGGCCTTCTGTTTAGCAGCAAATGTTTCTATTGCTTCTTGTTCTACAGACTTACCAGCAAACAGTTTCTTAAATATGGGTGGGTTCTTGGCTTCTTTTTCTAGCATGTCCAAGTCGGACATTGCACCCATCCAACGAGACAAGTCAGACGCCATAGACTCAATGTCACGTCCTACTTGAAAGCCCTTTTTGATTGCACCGAATGCAGCCGATGCGGTAGCCATCGCGCTAATGGGGTCCATCAGTATACCTTCATGTTTTTATCTATGAGTGTAGGAAGGCAATATGAGGTTACCTTCTTCCCTTGTTTGTGTATTGTCTGGGCATACCAAACGCAGTCGTTGAGGTCCGCAAAGTACATGTCGTTGCTGACAAGGCGGGTATCTTCACCTATGCCTAAAAATACGTACAGGAGAAATACGTGTTTCATCAGTCACGATAACCGCCTCCTGCTTTCTTATAGGCTTGAGCAAGCATCTGGGCTTTACGTGCTGACCACTGTCCGGGTCGTCCACCCTTTCCACCTGCCTTGATACGATTGAACAGACGTTTTCTCATTGAGGGCTTAGTGTAGTT